GGTGCGTTTGTAGTTTGTGTTACATTAAAAAGTTCATCTAGTGGATTGATTATTTTTTTATTTTCCATGATGCTCATTTCTTATTTTTACGAGGGAATAGCGTTTTTTCCGTTATTACCTTAAAGCTCATTCCCTGAGATTCGCAAAAAATAGACGCTGCTTTCCATTTTGCTTCATTTACCAATAGAGCTTTTTTATCACGATCAGTTGATTTTGCAGTTTGTACAGTTTCCCTGTATGGTTTTATTTCAACAATATCTTTTTTAATAGTTCCAGATTTATCTCTGTATATAACAAGCGCATCTGGATAGTACTGATGTACTTTATTATCTACTGGTGATAGATATGGAATACTAAATTCTTCTGACGCCCATTGTAAAATAGAATCTGTTCCATCCAACCACTTAAAAAGCATCAGTTCCCATGATGATCTGAAAAATATATTATCGGCATTCCCGATGTATTTGCCTGGGTTATTTGGAATGAATCTACCCTTCATCGTCGAAGGATATTTTTGTTTAGTCGCCATTTGTAATATCGAAGTTAGTAGGATTACTTAAACTAAAATCATTTTTAGTAGACGGTACATAAGAACCAGTATCTCGACCTATTACAGAGTCATCAATAACAACATCTCTACTTGGTCTAGCAAAAGATTGACTGATTGTTGATCCAACACCAAGAATTGTTTTTGCAGTAACGCCTCTTGCAACATTACCAAGCACATCAGCAAATGGTCCCAGACCAGGAACTTTTCGCAAAGCCCTACCTACAGTATCAGATGTAATTTTTTGTGCTGCTCGTCCAAGCACACCACCGATAATACTTGAATATGGATTATTACCCCCACTTTTTGGCGATCCAGAATTTCTACCTGTTCCAGTCGCATCGGCTGGTGCTGATCCAACTGGAGGAAGTTTCTTTTCTGAACCAAGTACTTCTAAATTTTCCATTTCAGACATTAACATAAAATCAAAATGGAATCTCATACTACATTTGCTTGGATCATTTGATTCATGCTCAACATTATCCAAATCCATTGATATGATTTTAGGATTTATAAAAAAGAATGAAACCTGCTTCGCAGCATCATCAATATTTTCATTTGGATCCATGAACATCTGTGTAACTTTTATTGCCTTTATTACATTTCCGAGTTCAGTATCAACTGCACCGCGATGAGCAAAATCATTTGTTGCAGTAATATCTTGTGAAAAAGTCATGCCTGAACCAGTAGAGTATGCGGTATATGCGTCTGTTATGCCTTGACCAAGCCCAATAGATTTTCTTGAAATTGGCGAATGCGCCATTAACAGAAATCTAAAGAATTCGTACACATCATTACCGACATCATCTAAAAAAGAAAGATTTAAATCTTCGTATGTTATTTTTTTTAGAATTTTGGTTCTGAAGTTATATTGATTCACATCTTCATAATCAAAATTGATTTTTGGTTTGTCAATACTTGTAACAAGAAATGAAAAATTCCTTTGCCAATTCGCAATACCAAATTTTTGGAGGACTGCGTCTTCAAATAAAAATTCAACTCTAAATAAAAATTTTAATTTAGGCCTGAATTTAGAATTTGCTATATTAGCAGCATGCGAAGTTGCATACCAAGAACCATCATTTCTGTTCGTTGCAGGTGCTGTAGGATCAAAAACAGAATTTAATGCTTTTGATGCAGGCGTACCAATAAAATCTTCAACGGCCATACCAAATATATCAGTAGCCGTGCGCTGTACGTCAATTCCAGCGGATTTAATTAGTGCTGATATATCTGACATGATTATTCTGGTGCTATTGCGTTAAGAAGCGATTCGTACTCTTCTAAATTAGAGCCTCTTCTAAGCGCAGCTCTTGCAACAGCATTATCATATTCCTTAGCTGTACAATTCGCGTCAATATAGTTTATTACTGCACGACTTCTACTCATATCTTTTATTTGTTCCGGTTCTTGTGCTAATATAAGTGAAATTAATGCTTTAGCAAATGCTTCTCCGTCTTTGCCAGCGTATCTATCTAACATCTTTGTTTTATCACCAAGAAAATCCATTAAAGTATTTGGTGTGGTGCTGTTTACTGCTCTTTGTTCTTTACCACTTGCAACCAATTTAGATACTTTCTTCAAGTACTCTTCTTTCTCTTCTTCGGGATTTGATGCAATATATATTGCGGTCAGTAATCGACCAAGCACTTCCTTGACTTCTTTTAATTTCTTGTGATAATTCGCTCCACCGGCTGATCTGAATTCAATGAATCCCTGTGTGAATAACTTAGATAAATTAACAGATGAGTACTTCTCTCTTGAAAGTAATCCACACATATCTTTAATTATATCTGTGGATTTATTCAATTTACCACGAATAATTTCTTTCTTTAATATATCAATCTGTGATTCAGTATAAGTATTATGTTCTCTATCAAATACCTTAAGAATATGCTTGTCGCCCATGAAAAGAACCAATTTCAATGGATCTATTTTATCTGCCATATCAGGAATAGAGATATTGATATGAAGACCTGTGCTTGAATTTGTTTTGTATCCCCCGTCTTCAATGCAATCAAATACCTGTTCTAATTTCTCGAACGCGTCTTCTGCAGGAATAGGAGGAGAGACAATTTCTACTCCTGCCCCAGAACTATCGTCGTCAATGGATCCGTCCGGTACTAATTTCCAATACTTGTAATTTGATTTTGAATAATTATTTTGAATGTGTACTTCTTCACCAAGGGCGTCAGATAGCGCAGTTTGTACTAATTCTGATGCGTACCCGAAGTCGGGTTCGTTGTCGTCATCGTCGTCACTGATTGAAATTATATTATCGCCATCAAAATTACCAATGACATAAATATCATAATGGTAACAGAATTTTCTCAATGAATTAAAGTTATCTTTGTACCAATCAACAAGTTCATATGTATCATGCAAAGACTCAAGTTCTGCATCCATCGCTACATCACAATATTTATCGCGCAATTCACTAATGTCACTATTTTCATATTCTTCATCTGATGCGAATTTTTTAATCCATTTAGTATTATTTGCCAAATTTTGTGAAGCAATATCCAGTAGCTGCTCGTGAAAGTCTCCTTCAATGGTACTAAATAAAGCACGCCTATTATTAGTATCGCAAATGCCTTCATCGAAAAGCTCTTCAAGCTCTTCTAAACTAAATTCATTTGGCTGAATTGAGTAGCACTCAACATAATTATTGGTACCCCCGCAAGGAACGAATATCTCGAATTCAAATCCAATTTTAGCTGAATCTCCTAGTTTATCCATAGTTTCAGAATAAATTGATTGATTCATTGCTTTTTCAAATAAATATTGTATTTTCATAATTGCGAGTATTAATTTTTAAGCTGTTACAAATCCACCTAAACTGGTACCATAGCCTTCGCCAGAATCGATTGTTCTTGCATGGTCAAAACGCAAAGATAATTGAATTACTGCTGCTTCAGAATCGGAATAAGCTAAATCGCCCCAATCAGCAGAAGCAATCATTGTGCCTTCAAGAATCCATGTTTCAACAACACCCTCATCACCATCGAGTTGTTCAAGTTTAACACCAAATTTATAATCTGAACCAGTTGCGGCGGTATTTAACCAGCGGCCATCAAGATCAACACCAACAATACGTTGCTGTGTTTCTAATTGGGCTTTGATAACTTTAGAAGCTAGACCGCCAATATCATCTTCAACAGATAACGACATTTGCGACCATGTGTGTTTACCTGCAATATAAGCAGTAGAATTATACCGATGCAATGCAACTTCTTCAAATTCAATTTGGGGTCTAGTTACTGTTGTAGCTTGCATAGTTAGATTCCGAGAATTATGACCGGGGACTAAACGACCAACATCTTGAAATGTGACTCTCCATTTATTTTTCATTTTTGGGTGGAGTATTCCCGAACCTGCACCTGGGATACCGAAATCTGATAGTGTAGCCATATTTTCCTCGTTAGCATTTTATGATATTTAATGATTATTCATAATTTTTTGTGATAGAATTCGGTTATTAAGAAAATAATTGTTGTATGAGCCGTAAAAAAGATCGATCCCTAGACGAGTATTTAAAATTGGAATTGAAAAACAATCACTTTAGGTATATGTCTAATGATGTGAAATTAGAATTAGTAAAAAGAACGCAAAATTGCAAAACAGAATCACTAGATGAGCGCGTGTACTGGCTTAAAAATAACTTAACGGATTATCCAAAGTGCGAAAGATGTAGTTCGGCTCTTTCTTCAAAGAATTGGTTCAGCTCTAATAAACTAAGTGAAATCAAAGCTGGAGCAC